TCCCCAACACAGAACCAGGTAGTGTAGACTATTTCTTCTTGTTTGATGGCACTCCAGCCAAGAGAACTTTTCATTACAATGTGTCAGCACCAGGCGAAATCGTAGATTTAGAAACTGTGTTTACCAGCATCATTGAAAGCAACTTGCCATTTGGCTACTATTGGTATTTGTTGGACATCAATTTTAGAATAACAGAATTAGTAGAAGGCGGTATAATATCTAACATATATTCAAACAACATAGGTTATACACCTTCAGGCGTTACGGCTGGCTACACAGGGCCACCAAACCCCATAATCTACACTGGTATATCACCCGTAACAACAACAGGTTCTGGCTCTGGTGGTGTAGTAGACATTGAAATTTACAACAACACAGCAGGTGACCCATATAGTTTTGCCACAAACTTAACAGTGGTTGTGACTGCTGGTGGTAGTGGATATCGTCCTGGAGATATCATTACTATTCCAGGTAATCTAATAGGCGGCGCCACACCCGCCAATGATCTCACACTGACTATTTTGCGTGTAGATGATCCAGGTGATGCAAGGCCAGGCAAGGTCAAGGCTGGACTACGAAGTCTAACCGCACAGGTGGTCAAAGAGTGAGCCATAAATAACAACATGCTAAAAAATCCTTTTGAACAAATACAACAAGGCCAGCAACAACGACAGTTCAACGCAGAACAGTTTGCTGACCTTCCTCAACCCGAATTCACACCTGAACAGGGTCAGGCTGCACGCCAAGAAATTATGGCTGCTATCCAGGCTAGTGAACTGCCCTTAGACAAACTGCGTGAAATTGGCGATTGGGCTCAACGAGTCATTGAACAGCAGGTGTCATTTGAAGAATTTCAAGCCTGGCTAAAGAGTCAAGGTCTTGAAGACTCAGACATTCCCAAAGAACCAGATATTCAAGAACTAACTGGTATGATTGCTGTGGGCAACACCGCAGAAGCCATGCTGGCAGAACAAGGTGTTGAATCTGAAGCAGAACTAGCACCTCAAGGCCAAGTTGCTGGTCCCATAAGCCCTGAACAATTGCAGGCCACAGCAGCCAAAGGTCGTGTTGGCGACACCATGCTGGCACACATCAATCCCGAAGAAGCAGCCGTTCTCAAAAGCATGGGCGGCATGGGCACCATCAACCCCCAAACAGGCTTACCAGAATTTGGATTCTTTAGCAAACTCTGGTCAGGCATCAAGAACATTGTCAAGAAGGTAGCACCCATTATTCTTCCTGCTGTGGCTATTTTTGCTCCAGCAGTTTTACCAGCCATTGGTGGCTTTGTAACAGGTGGTCTAGCATCTGGTGCAGTGGCAGGCGCAGTAGGCGCAGCCGTTGTGTCAGGTGGTATCACTGCTATCTCAGGTGGTTCAATCAAAGATGTTCTAAAGAGTGCGGCCCTAACAGGTCTTGGTTCATATCTAACACCCATCGTAGGCAAGTATGTGGGTGGCGCAGTAGGCGTTACTAGTGGTAGTTTACAAAATGTCATTGGCTCAGGTATTGTGGCTGGTGGCTTTGCTGCCGCCCGTGGTGGTAGTGTAGGACAAATTTTAACTGCCGCAGCCACAGGCGCCGCAGGCACATATCTAGGACAGATTGCACACGAAGCCATCAACGGCACCGCAACTGGTGCCAAGGTAACCAATACCAAAGCCACACAACAGGCCTTTGAAGATGCAAGTTTTGCGGCTGCTGATGCCAAGGCCCTGGCAGATCAAGGTCTAAGCAAAGCACAAATTCAACAGGTTCTACAAGCATCAGGATTGAGTTCTACAGTGGCCTCCAATGCTGCCACAGCCGCCGTAAATGGTGCAAGTGCCGCAGACATTGCTGTTAAACTGACCAATGCCGCAGGCTCATCCAAAGCACTTTACACTGATGGACAAACTGGCGTTCAGAACAGCCTGATTGGTGGTGGCAACCAAGAAGCATTGACCAAAGTTCAGAACATTGAAGATGCCAAGTTTATTGCAGCCGATGCCAAGAACTTGCGAGACCTTGGACTCAGCACAGCACAAATTCAACAGAACTTGGAAGCCGCAGGTGTTCCAGCAGATGTTGCTGGTTATGCGGCTCGTAATGCCTCAAGTTCAACATTAGAAAGTGGCCTAGTATCAAATTATGCCAACAAAGGCACAGCATTGTTTACTGATGCTGTCACACAAGGCACCACTGTGCGTAATGTTGGTGCACCACCTACTGCAGAAACCAATGCAAGATTAGAAGATGCCAGAGCCATTGCAGAAGATGTCAAGCAGTTGAAGGCACAAGGCCTATCAAACACACAAATTAAAAATACTCTAATTGCTTCTGGTGTTGATCCCACAGTTGCTGCCGCAGCCTCTGGTCAAAGCAGTTATTCACAAGAACTTATTGTAAAGAACTTGATGAGTTCTACCACAGTTGGTCGTGTTGCTGATCTTTATTCACCAGCACAACCAGTGGCACCCACACAAACAGCAGGTGGCGGAACTACTACACCAGTAGACACCACACCTGTCACAGACACAGGCGTAGGCCCTGTAGCACCTACAGCACCAGCAGATATCACTTCTACAGGCTTTAGTGATTCAGCACCAGGCACAGTTTACAATGGTCCAAACGGTCCAGAAGTTGTATTGAACTCAGGCAAAACAGTTTTACTCAGTGATTACCAAGCAGCCATTGATTCAGGTCAACCTGTCAGTGTTGATGGCATGATGCAGACACAGTTCCGTGTTGAAGTCACAGGCATTCCTTACACAGCAGGCCCTCGTGCTGATGCTGCCAACCTACAGATTCCAGAAGGCTACAGACTGGCCACTGTTGATGAGGCCAATGCTATCTTAGACGCAGGCGGCAAGGCCACAACATTAGATGATGGACGCATGGCTTGGTTGATGCCTACACAAACCACAGTTGTTACTCCAGAAGTTATTCCTGGCACTACGGCTGGTGGTGGCGGTAGTCCTACAACACCTCCCACACAAGTAGCAGAAACAGGTGGTGGTGGTAATCCCAGCACTTATGTGGTAGATGGCAACACAGTGACCATCATGCCAGACGGCACACAAATTATTGATTATGCCAATGGTAGCACTGAAATGATTTCACCTGATGGTGTAAGAGATTTTGTGCCTCCCACAACATTACCAACTACACCACAGCCTATATCTGAGCCTGTGTCAATTGGTGGCGGCGCAACTTCGCAACAATTCAACAACGGTTCTACACAAATTGTAGATGCTGAAGGCAACACACTAACTGTGTTGGCCGACGGCACACAAATCACAGACTATGCAAATGGTCAGACGGTGATCAATTACCCAGATGGCACCACTGACACAGTGGGTGGAACCACAGGTGGTGGCACAGGCGGAACCACAGGTGGTGGTGCAGGCAATGTGCCAGGCGATGGAACCGTTCCAGGCACAGGCACAGGTGGAGGCACAGGAGGTCCAGGTGCTACACCTGGCGCAGGTGGTGGCACCACTTATACCTATGATGATGGTAGCACCATTACTATCAATCCAGATGGCACATCAACATCAACACCAGCCACAGATACAGGTGTTGTTACAGGTCCAGTAAATCCTGTAGACACCCTAACACCACCTGGTGGCACAGTATTAGATACTACACCTGTAGATACCACACCTGTAGATACCACACCTGTTGATACTACACCTGTTGATACTACACCTGTAGACACAACAACTCCAGTAGTGCCTCCATATGTGCCAACACCAATTGGTCCAATTGTGCCTACAACACCTACACCTACAGATGGTGGCTACACTTTAAATTGGGGCACACCTTCAATGCCACAAACTAGGTTTGGTTTGAATCCAGGTTTGATGGAAGCAGTTCCACAATATCAGACCACAAGTCCAGTGCAGAGTCAGTTCTATTGGGGTGCTACACCATTCCAAACAGGTGGACCCACAGGACAAGTGTTTGATCCAGCAGTAGCAAGATCAAGCCCTTATGCACCAGCAACACCATTTGGACTACAACAGATGTTTACTCCAGAGACCAGTGCCAATGTTATGCAACTGTTATTGGCTGGCCAGAATCCCTATGCCTCAGTGATACCCCTCACAAGACAAGGCTAAATATCAAAAAGGACAATAACAATGAGTTTTGGAAAATCAAGTTCAACTGCAAACCCCATACTAACGCCTGAACAAAAAGCACAGATTGCCGCACAAACTGCTTTCTTTACAGGCACTATTGCACCAACATACACAGGTGCTGTGCGTGGGGCCACAGATGTTTACAACTACAACGCACCTGGCGTGTTACGAGCAGGTCAAAACCTTGCTGGCACAGCCCTTCAAGCACAACAAACCCTAGGCAGCACAGGTGAATCAGCCTTGCGTTCAGGTATTACTGGACTACAAAGTTTGTTTGACCCCAATTATGAGGCTCGTCAAATTGCAGCCGCATTGGCACCAGCACAAGCACAGTATCAACAAAACATTACCAACCAGGCCATGGGCTTTGGTGGTGCTGGACAGTTGGGTAGTGCTAGACAAGCCATTGCTGAACAAGCACTAGCAGGACAAACACAGGCTGCACAAATGCAAACAGCCGCAGCCATACAAAACGACATTTCAGCCCGTCGAGCCGCAGCCGCAAGCCAATTGGCTCAGTTGGGTCAGGGTGGTATTGGACAGGCCCTGGGCGCCGCAGGTCAGGTTGTAACAGCCGCCTACACACCACAGGATCTCTACAACAAATATGCCTCAGTGATCTTTGGCACACCAAGTCAGAGTTATACACCAGAATTTGCTGGCACACAAGGCAGAGAAGTCAAAGGCTCAGAATTTGGCTTGAAGTTTGGTGCAAACTTGCCTGGCGGTGGTAAAATTGGTTGATCATAAGGACAATACATAATGGCAATTCAACAATTTGATGCGTTTGGCAACTACACTGGAGGCTATGGACTTGCAGATCCTTTAGAAACAGAAGAAGAACGCCGACGCAGACTGGCCAAAGAAGCAGGTGATACTTTAGTAGGTAAAACTGAAGTAGAAACCTATGCAGATGGCAGTCAAACAAGAAAAATAACACAAGAAATACCAGCCGCACAACCTTTAGGTCAAGGCATTCAGGTTGCTGGTCCTATGGATCCAGAAGTATTCAACCGCATGATAAATGCAGAGTCAGGTGGACAACAGTTCAACCGCCAAGGTGGAGTATTAACCAGTCCCAAAGGCGCCTTAGGCCTAGGACAAGTGATGCCATCCACTGCCGCACAACCAGGTTATGGTGTGCCCAGCATTTTTGATCTTGCTGAACGCCGTGGTATTGCTGTGCCCAGCAGAGATCAAGCAGGTGCCGCCCAACTGTTGGCCAATCCTGAATTGAATCGTGAGTTTGCACAAAACTACGCCAATGCCATGAACAAGCAGTTTGGCCAGCAAGGTGGCGTGGCCGCATACAACGCAGGTCCTGGTCGTGTGCAAAGTAACATGGCCGCCAATCAAGGTCAACTAAATGCACAAGCATTGCCACAAGAAACACAAGGTTATCTAGGCAAAGTATTAGGTGGTTTGCGTCAAGGTGCATCCGCAGTGGCCAATGCCATTATTCCATCAGCACAGGCAGCAACACCTCCAGCCGCAGGTCCTGTAGATCCTGCAGAAGCAAGACGCAGAGCCGCATTGGCTCAACGCCCACCACTGCCTGGTAGTGCTGGCAGTCAAGCAGCCGCAGATCAAGTATATCAAGGTGCGGCAGCACCAGCAACTACACCCGCACCTGCACAGGCAGCACCTGTAACTGCGCCAGTATCACCATACAGTTTGGCCGCAGGCATGCCACCTAGTCAAGGACTTCGTGTGCCAGGCATGGCAGCAGGACAAACAGCACAACCTAGCACAAGAGCCATTGATCTTTATCAACGAAATCAAGACAATCCAATGGAATTGTTCCGTTTGCGTAATGATGAAACACAACCACAATTTATTCGTGAACGAGCAGGTAGCCGTGCATATGAATTGATGGATGCTGAGATCAAACGCAAGGAAGGTGAAGCACAAGCACAACAACTAGCCGCCGCAGCCGCAAGTGGTGATCGTAAAGCATCATTGACACTGGCCAAAGAATTACAAAAGCAAGAAGGTTCCTGGTTAAAGTTTGCATTGCTGGGATTCATTAGCCCAGATATGGCTGGCCAGGAAGCCATGAAGTTAGGCTTTGGTAATGTAGACAAGCCAGTGTTGTTGGAAGATGGTAAAGCAAGTATTGTAACATACCGAGCAGATGGCACACCAATTAAAGGTATCAATGAAGACGGCACACCAATGACAGTAAAACAACTTGCTCAAGTTGCTGGAGCATTAGGTAAAGGTGTTTCAACCAGTGCTGAAGTTTATGTAGATACAACTACAGGTGCTCGTTATCGTTCTGGTGTTGATAGTCAGGGTAAAGCCGCATTGTTGAACATACAAGGCGGTGCACCTTACAGAGGTGATCCTAAGAATCTTCAAGTTCAAAGCATTGGCACAGCACTTGCCAAGGCTGAAGGTCAAGAAGCAATCAAATTGAATTATGCAGGACCATTGGCCTACACTAGAGAAGGTGCGGCATTTGCTGGCAAATTCAATGCTGAAAATCCAGGTGCTAACATTGGCTACGAAACACAAACACCTGGTGCTCCTTTAATTGATTTTAACACTGGTCGTCGTGTTACAAGAAATGCTGATGGCACTATCAATGTCACAAGAACTCCAGGTGGCACACAAGGTGGTGGTGCTACAACACAAACACAAACAGGTGGCACACAAGGTGGTGCTACAACACAAACACAAACAGGTGGCGCCCCAGGAATCGCAAGACCAGGAGCATCAACTGCGCCAGCAATTGGTCAGGCACCACGATTCCAAGAACCAGGATTTGAAAGAGAAACACCTGGTCAGTTTGCATCACGCAAAAAACAATATGATGAAAGAGCCAAAGAAGAAGGTCAAGTAGTTGGCAAAGACATTGGACAACTTCGTGCCAGTCAAGGCAAGGCTGAAGATAATGCCGATTACCTAATCACCAAAACAACAGAACTTGTAAACCATCCAGGCTTTGAGACCAGTGTAGGTGCTCAAGGTGCTTCTTACTTGTTTGGTATGTTAGACAAACCACTACCTCCACAACTTGGTGGCGGTGATGCTAGAGATTGGGTAGCACGATTCAAAGAAGTGCAAGGTCAACAGTTCTTGCAGGCTATTGAAACTTTGCGTGGCACTGGTAGTATTTCTGAAGCAGAAGGCAAGGCTGCTCAGGCTGCAATTGCAAGAATGGCAGTTAGTCAGACTGAACAAGAATTTAGAACAGCAGTTAAAGACTTCCAGGACATCATCAAACGAGGTGTTGATAGAAACAGAGCCAAATTAGGTCAAGAACCCAAGTATGGCACACCTCCTGCAAGTCAGAATCAAACAATACCTGGTCCAGCACCAGGACAAGCACCAGCAGGCGCAGGAACAACTTCAAGTGGCAACAGATACAGGAGAGTTCAGTAATGGCTTATGTGTATGAAATCAATGGACAACGAGTTGAGTTTGATAAAGAACCAACAGATGCTGACATTGATGAAGCAGCCAGAAATTTGGCCGCACAGCCTACTACTGATGCTAGTTCTCTTTATGGCCTAGCCGCACCTGCTGTTACTGGTTATGGTTATAGCCAGCCAACAGGATTGAAACCCCTGGCACAAGGTGCAGGTCAATTGGCAGGTCAAGGTCTAAAGGCCATTGCTGCCAGACCATTGTTGACCAACATTGGCGATGTTGCTGGTGTTGTCAGTCATGGTGTGCCTTATGGTTCAATTGCTCGTGGTGCAGTTCAAGCAGCCACAGCCAACCCTGCACAAGCCGCAGATGTTTTGGCCAAAGGTATGGAAATTGCACGACAAGCACCAGGCGTGGCACGACAACTAGGCACAGGTCTTTTGCGTGGTGCTGCCAGAGTAGCAGGTCCAGTAGGTCTTGCTGCCAATGTCTACGAAGCCGCACCTTACCTAGCACAAGTTGGTCCAGCACTGGCCACAGGACAACCACAACAAAGTATGCGTGATGCAAGACGCAGTATGTTAAACGCACCTACTCCAGCACCACTAACTAGACAAGAAGCAGAAAACCTGATGGCATCAGGCGATCAACGAATGATTGAAATATACAAAAATGATGCTGAACTTGCTAACCTAATACGCCGCAAGGCTGCAGAAAAAGTTATGGGCCCAGTGGCTCCAGGAAGATTCTAAGGACAAATATGACAACACAAGAACAACTACAACAAGTATTCAATGACAACTTTGTGGCCTACTTCCGTAGCCATGTGGCACATGTGAATACTGTGGGACGCAACTTTCAAAGTGATCATGCATTGCTAGGCGGTATCTACGAAGAACTGCAAGATCAAATTGACTTCATTGCAGAACTCCTACGCAGCCTGGATGAAATGATGCCTTGTTGCATAGAAGATATTTTAGCAGGTTCACATGTATCTACATCACCTATGGAAGGTGACAGTGAAACATTGCTTGCGGAAGTGCAAATGGATCTAGAACAACTCAAAGGTTGTTATGAAGAATTGATTACTGTGGCCACGGAGGAAGGCCACGATGAGATTGCCAACTATGCTCAGGATCGTGTGTTATCACTGGCCAAGCATATTTGGATGTTGAAATCAACTTTAAGTTAAATCGCCACGGCAACGATCAAGAACCAGAGGATTTTGCGATTTTCTAATCTGGGTTCACGGAATTGGCAGGCCGGGCTTGTGTAGTTGCTAAGTTGATGCGTTTGTAAGCATAAGAGCCACGGACACTATATCCGTGTCTTGCATGTAGTTTTAAGAAAGCAGTTTGATCGCCACGCATGGTGGTAGAACAAATGACAGGATGCTGACAGTAGTGAGCAAACTGTTCCCAGATGTTCAACATGTCAGTGATCAAGGCTAGACGAGTTCTAGCACTTAGTTGAAGGTCAACATGAGCCATACAGATATTGATCATGTTGTCATAACTCCAAGGTGCTTGTTGAAATGCTTTGGCCCAGGTGTAGGCCACAAGTCGGTGATCTTGGTCACAGGCAACACTGACCAGTTCACTGGTAGGTGAGAAGAATTGATTGACCACAGCAAGTGTTATATTTCGTGCAAGTGCTGTGGGTTCAGGGGTAAAGATAGAATCTATTTCTGTTTGGAAGTGTGATTCAGCCATGGCAACGATATTAGATACATCGTCACCAGTGGCAGGACGCCAAGTATATTGCATTGCAGTTCCTTTCAAATTGGTTCAGTATTTACCCATAAATTGCAAGGTATAAATAACCATATGGAAATGAAAACACAAAAGAAAAAAGTAGGTGGTGCAAGACCTGGAGCAGGTAGACCCAAAGGCTCCAGGGACCAAATCACCATACGAGCCCTGTTAGAAACTCTGGACAAAAAGAGTGGCGGGCAGGACTATGAAGAATTATTGGTAGAAGATTTCTTAGATGCTAGAAACCGTGGAGACACACAGTTGACCCTAAAGTATCACAATCTTATACTCAACAAAGTAATGAACAGTTTGGCCCGTGTAGAAGTCACAGACTCAACGGATGCTGTAGAAGCCAAACAACGAGCCTTTGCTGAAGCATTGAGCCGTCTAACAGGCATTAGCCCCAAAGAAGATAAATAAAATTATGCCACTGATGAAAAGCACTAGCAAACAAGCATTCAAGAAGAATGTTGCCGCAGAAGTGCGAGCAGGAAAACCTGTAAAGCAGGCAGTTGCAATTGCGTATGCTACCAAAAGGTCAGCAGCCGCAAAAAAAGCAAGCAAATCCAAATCTAAAGGAAAATAAGATGAAACCAGCAAAAACACAACAAGACCATAACATGGACTTTGACGGCATGGCTGGCACTGGTGTAAATCGTGGTGCCAATCGTTTCGCAGGTAATCAGTGGTCAGGTCATAGCAATGATGGCCGTTTAGTCAACAAAGGTCGTGGACCCACCAAGGGCAACCAAGACCACAAGCCTATGACAGTAGGCAAGCCAGTAACCAAGGATGGTTATCGTCCAGTGCCTGAGTGCCACACACCCTCAGTAAATCCTGGCCGGGACATGTTTAAAGGTTCAGCACAAATGCGTCAGCCTAGTGGCACTCGTGCATGGGAACCCAAAGCCACACAAAACTATCGTGGTAATCCTGATGCTATCAATGTGTCAGGTTACAGCATGGGTGATGGCAAGACTTCTAAAGGTTCACGCCCTGTAAAATCACCTACTGATTCTGATGGTATGAACTACGGTCCTAAGAAACAATACTAATGAGGAAAACAAAAATGGAAAAAACTTCCACAGGTCAGGCCATCAATCAAAAGCAAGGCCCACGCACAGGTAACGCAGGCACTCCTACCAAGAGAGACACTTTCATGAGTGAAAAGTCACGAATCAATAGTGAAAGAGCCAGTGTTGCACAAATGATCACTGATGCACTCAGCACTAGAGGTCATGACAACCGCAGCCACCGTGCTCCTGGTGTTGAAAGTCTGCATGACACAACCAATGCAGGTCGTGGTCCTACCAAAGGCAACGCAGGCAAGTCAGGTAAAAAAGGACGGTAAGCCATGAGTGCAGGTGGCCCAGGCTTTCAAAATTTGATTGGTCAGATCAATGCGTCTCGCCAGAAACAAGGTATGGCACCTATGCCACCTGCGACACAACCATCTAATCGTTTTATAAACAAAAGAACAAGGCCTATTCAGCCAGGTGGTCCATTTGTGCCAAGACCTGATCTAGGTCCTGGTGTTGGATTTGGTCCTGGATTACCACGCCCAGGTGTGCCAATGCAATCACCAATGACAGGTGGTCCAGATCCTATTCCACCTAACACAAGTATGACTCCTCAAGGCTTGTATAATCAATATGCGAAAATTGTTTTTGGAAATGGTAACCCAGCATATCAGCCAAATTTTCAGCCTGCACCCGGTGGCCCATTTACGCCAAGACCTGATCTAGGTCCTGGCGTTGGATTTGGCCCAGGTCTACCACAACCAATGCCTAATCCCGAGCAGTCTACATTTACTGAACAAATAAATCAAGGTGTTAGTCCTATTGCCAATGCTGTTGGTCAACCTGGTAGTCCTACTCCTCAAGACATGTATAATCAATACGCAAACACCATTTTTGGACAAAAAGCACAGACTGACGCACAAACTGGTTTCTTTACTGGTAACCCAGCATATCAGCCAAATTTTCAGCCAACACAGGCCACACAACAAAATCCCAATGTCAGCCTAGGATTTGGTAAGTCAGCATCTGGTCCCAATGGCAACATGGGATTTGGTAAGTCACAGCCAGGTCAGGGCATGGCCAGTCAGACAGGTCCTCAGACTGGTGGATTTAACCCCAGCCTAGGCAACACTACCCTACCCGGCAACTTCTAATAAATACCAGGCCAACACTAGTTGGCCTAATTGCAATGAAAATGAAAAGGAAAAGAAATGCAAAAATCAACTACCCCTACCCAAGATCCCTGGGAACAAGGAACCACTGCTGAATCTACTACTTCAGCAGAATCTACTACTAAAGTAGAATTATCAAAACCCTCCAAGAAAAACAAAACAGAATGGATAGTCACTCCTGACGTGCCTACTCAGCCTCAAGCACCTGCCAGCCTTGCTGCCGCAGAGTATGATCTTGATGGCCTAATGACTGACTTCCCTACGGCCACACAACTAGAACGATTTGTATTTGACGAAACAGGCATTGTGCTGAACCTAAAAGGTCGTGCCAACAAACTAAAGTATCAAGTGGCCATGGATGTGCTGAATGGTCAACAAGTAGATGCCAAATTTATTGGCAATGACAACCCCTACATTGACAAGGGCGACCTAGTGCCTGTGGATCCCATCAAAGACGAACCCCCAAGAGATCCTACATTGCCTGATCATTCAGAAACACAAAACTTGTTTGTGTGCAATGTTGTGCCACATCCTGACTTTGGCATGCGTAGCCAAGACAAGAAAGTATCATGTATCTTCCGCAAATACAAGAACGGTGCTATTTCTTATCAAGTGTTGGGTCCTATTGAACCTGTGCCACATGGCGAAAAGATTGACAAGTATGGTCGTAACAGACCTGAAGTAATCAGAATGATTGATCCTAGAACAGGTGAACAAACAGCAGTTCGTGAAAATGGCACCATGACACCACAAGGCAAAAAACTTCGTGCCATGATGCAGACATTCCGTGTCAACAACTCAAACCAGTGGGATGTGTGGGTTGACCGTGAATTTGTAAGCCTCAACGACACAGTGGCCAATAACCCTTGGGACCTCAAGTGACAACGCCTGAAATGCGTAACAGCATGATCCATCAGGCTCAGCAAGACCGCATGACCCGTGATACCAAAATCATGCAAAAGGTCAATGCGGTCAACAGAGAAGCATTTGTTGAAAGATTTCCTGGTCAGATTCAACATTGTATGCGATTAGTAGCAGAACGCCTGCAGGCTGTGTTGACCAACAAACCTGCAGATCTTGCTAATCCTGCAACTTGGACTGCCAGTGCAGAAGAAATTCGTGATCTGACCACTGCTTTGGATAATCTAGCCCAATTGAATCATGCATACCCATTGGAGAAAAATGATGTATAATCTAACACACAACGAAGATTCCAGTTTAGATATTCAACACAGTTGGTATGGTGGCCTTTGTTTCATCAAGTATCGCAAAGGACATGATGAACTAGGGGTCAGCACTTTTGAATTTGCATTAGACGCAGATGAAATGCAAGACCTTGTTGCTTATCTTGAACATGCACTAAAGACACAATAACATGCTAGGCACAGAGACACTTATGGCTCGTGCCTTGCTCCATGTATTGGATCAGCACCGGGTAGACCCTGACACTTATCAACGATGGCCTAGTAATCTACAGAATCAACTGCAAGATTTGGTCATTGCCACTGCTGATGACATGCAGTATAATCAACTGCAATATTTTAGGCCCTTTGAACATCAACGCAGTTTTTTCCGCACTGGTTCAAGTGAACGCCGTGGTATTCTTGCTGCCAACCGAGTAGGCAAAACAACTTCAACCTGTTATGAAACTGCCATGCACCTAACAGGATTGTATCCAGATTGGTGGGATGGTTATAGATTCACTACGCCCATAACTTGCATGGTAGCAGGTGAAGGCTGGAGTCAGGTTGCATTGGTTCTACAAAATGAATTGTTGGGCACACCAGATGTCAAACTTGTAGAACAATTAGGCACAGGTGCCATTCCAAGAGATCGCATTGTTGTTGACACCATGCGTAATGATGGTGCCAACTGTATTGGTGTAGAAATACGACATGTGTCTGGTGCCAACAGTTATCTCCTATTTGCCAACTACACACAGGAAGTGCGCCAATTGCAGGGTTTCAAATTGAACCTTGCTGTGTTTGACGAGCAGCCACCCGACGACTTTTTCTCAGAAATTGTTACTAGAACTGCTACCACACAAGGCAAAGTGCTGTGCTCATTTACACCACTCAAAGGCCTCAACGGTCTAGTATCAAAGTTCTGGAACAGAGAAGAAGGCTATGAATACATTCGTGTGAGTTGGGATGATGTGCCTGAGTATGATCCTTGGAATCAACCATTTCTATTAGCAGAAACACGCCGACAACTAGAACGAGATTACTTGCCACATGAACGAGAGGCTCGTATTGCTGGTAAGCCAGTTATGGGCAAAGGTGCTGTGTTTCAGATTCGCAACTGGCCAACCTACAAAACAGGAGACTTTGATTTCTTACACATGCCTCACATACAAAGGGTCATTGCCTTGGACTTGGGTTTGGTCAATGACAAGACTGTTATCAGTTTGATGTATTGGGAACCTTATGAAAGAACTGCTTGGCTACACAAACAAATTATTGTGCAAGGTGTGGAAGAGGCTGTGCCTACACAGTATATCAATCACTTACTTCGCCCTGAAGTGTTTGGCACTCCTATTGTGCTACCTCCTGACGCAAGCACTCCTGGCCGATACACCATGAGTGCCAACAGCATTAGAGAACTGTTTGAAAGTTATGAACTCAATGTGTATCACAAACCCATTCTGAATCCACCTGACTCAGAAGGTCGTATAACTAATCACAAGAGTTATGGTATTAACCAAATGCGACAAATGTTGGAAGTTGGTAGTTTGATGGTCAATGAAAATTGCACACAGTTTCTCAGTGATGCACAAAACTACTATGTGGATCAGCAGGGCAGATTTAGTGATCCAGATGACACTATAGATAGTTGTCGTTACGCATTGTTGGCTTGTTTGCAGGGTCTAGCAGAGCCATGGGATAACAAAACTCCGGCTGAACGCATGAGAGCCCAAAGAGATAGATATATTAGACCCAGAGATGAGATGAATAAACCACAATGGAAAAAGACGCACAACCCAGCCTAGCCACTAACTTAATCATAGTAGGCGTAGGAGCCGCACCTATTTTACTATGCCCTAGGCATGCAGAAGCCATGGTTACCATGCTAGAAACAGCAGATGTGCCTTTTGCCAATTACGGACTAGACAGTAAACCTGATGAAGTTGTAGCAGATTCAGCACTTGATCCACAAGATCATATGTGTCAAGCCTGCAACTTATCTACAGAACTTGCCCAGCCCAGGATCATCTTACCTGACTAAATAAATGATCTAACAAAGGATCCTATAGATGCTTGACATCAAGAACATACCCGTAGACAATATCAATAAAAACAACAAAACCAATGCTCGTTTTGTTCGTATGAAAAACCAAATGGATGTCAAGATGGCATCTTATCTGCGTTACCTGGGCACCAAAAATGCGGTAAACCGTGCCAGTGACTATCACTATCTGTGCCTGGCCGTTACAGATTCTACAGCACCAGTCAACGGCATTGACTACATCCACCCTAGTGTAAAACCTGTAGTTGACTACGCAACTGCTGTTATTACCAAAGGACTCACACCCAGTGGCGAAATCAACTTTGAATTTGTAGCAGATGGTGCTGAAGATGAAACTGCGGCTCGTCAAGCCACTGACATGGTTTCAAAGGTTGTTAACCAAATGAATGACCCACACTTTATCATGGAACGATGGGTCATGGACGCATGTATGCACAAAAACGGCATGATGATGATCAAGCCTATTCGTGAACCTATTGTGCGTTATGTAGAAACAGACGGAACCGCAGATGAACTACAGGCCTTTGAACTACAAGCACAAACAGCAGGTCTAACTGTGTTGCGTCAAAGCCGTAGAAAATATGATGTCAACATTGCAGCCGTAATGGCCGAAGTTACACAATTGCTAGGCGAACAACAAGCAGGTCAAGCAGAATCAATGATTTCAAGTTTTATTGATGGCTTGCAGAACTTGCCAGAAGATGGTTCAGATCCTGCCATTGATGCTGCCATGGCTTCCAGTGAAAATAACATTGTTGAACAAGAAGCCATTATTCGTGATGCCATTGCTAGACACACTACCTACAGAGCCAAATACAAACTCACTGGCTACAACATCAACATCAAGTTTCATCCTATTGCACAACACTATTGGATCTGTGACCCCACTGTGCCTAACATGGCTGATCAACCTTTCTGCGGCTACTATGATCCAATGACAATTCAAGAAGCCACAGAACTATATCCTGGTATCAACTTAGAAGAATTTGAACGCCATGCTGAATACAACATGAACGGTGCTTACCAAGCAGGTTCAGTGTTAAACAACTTGGCTATCCACGCCAGAGACTCTGTGCCTGTCATGGGTATCCCTGTTTCAAGTTCAGGTGCCGCAGATCCAGACAGCCGTATCGTGTCAGTTGTGACAGTATGGAACAAGTATGACATTGATGGTGATGGCGAACTAGAACTTGTTGAATTGATCTATTCAGGTTCATACATTATCAGTGCTCGTGAAGTAGAATTCATTCCTGTTGCTAATTTGTGTCCAAAACCCTTGCCAGGCAACTTCTATGGTATGAGCATTGCTGAATCAGTGATTCCCATGCAGGAATACAACACTTCAGCCGCCCGTGCTGAGATCCAATTGGGCTTGCTGACTGCTACACCACGCATTGGTGTCAAGCCTGACCGTGTTGATTTTGAAATGATGCAAGATGGTGAGGCAGCAATCTTTATTTTAGATTCAAAATTTGATCCAGCAAAAGATGTGTATCCAATGCCACCTCCCAATGGCAACCTACAGTTCTTAGAAGTTGCCATGAACCGTATTCAACAAGATACTATGGCCATGGTTGGTATGACCACACCACAAGATGTGTTCAACCCAGAAGTTATGGCACCTGGTAACTCAGGTATCAAACTACAAATGGCTCTAAGCCCTAACCAAATTATTCAAGACAACACAGTTCGCAATAGTGCCGAAGGCCTGCGTGAAGCACTTTGGTTGGTATGGCGCACATTGATTCAGTATGGTGATGACTATGGTGTTAAGAAATTGGCACAAAGCACACACCCAGATCGTCAGCCTGAATTCTTAGATTTTTTGGCCTGGGACGACATGAACTTCTGTGATCGCAAGCAGATTCACATTGAATTGGCCATTGGTATGATGAGTGATGAAAACGCATTGGCTCGTCAGCAGATTATTCAGAAGTGCCAAAATGATCTTTACGCCAGCATTCAAGCCTTGGTGCAGGCTGGCACATTGACACCAGACATGTATAAGAAAATCAAGAAACCATTTGCTGATACACTTTACATTTTGGGTATCAAAGATGCCAACACTTACTTGCCTACAGATCAAGAAGTTATGCAACTTATTGAACAAGGTCAGCAAGCACAGCAAGGTAAAGAACCTAGCCCAGATGACAAAGTCAAATTGGCCAAGGCCAACTTGGATACTGTCAAAGCACAGCAAATTTCTGCAGAAATAGAAGGAGTTGATGCTGAAAGCCAATTAGACTTTATGAGTATGGCTGCAGGAACACCCAAAGTTTACAGTTAATATAACACAAAGGAAATGCAATGATTGATCAAGAAGTAGTTGAGGCCTACAATAGGCGCCTCACAGTAGACCTGTCCAACATCAAGGACTTGACTGCTAGTCAAAGAGATGCAGTAAAAAATTATGGAAGCATGGCTGAAGCACTGATTAAAAATCGTGACTTGGCCATGTTTATCCACCACTATAGATTTGAAGTAAATGATGCTTTAGTCAACATCACACAACACACAGCAGAAGCCAATGCAGAACGCATTGCACTGGCCAATCAACTGGCAGGTGTAGATGCATTTGTCAACAGCCTAAAACGAGCAGTTTACAAGAAAAATAGATTGGTCACAGCAGAACAAACCCAAAATACGGGCACATGAGATTTAGAGAGACTAAATAAACACACGCCAGGTAACCGTAAAAGGCCCAGGAAAGGAAAAATATGACAACCACAACGATCATGCCTAACACCACTGAAGGTGCGGCCACTGAATCAACCGCAGTTCCTAGTTTGGACTCAATTGCACAAAAGATGACCGCCATGCGAGAGCAGACCTTGCGTAATCAACTTCGTGCTACTGAACAGACTGCAACAGGTCAAGATGAGGAGGCAAACTCGTCAGGCCCTGTAGCACCCAACGATAATGTTGATGCTGAAGTTGCTGACACCAGTGACACTGATATTGTAGACAGCAATCAAGAAACAGACGCCCAGGAAACTGTAAGCCCTGATAGTAATGATTCTAGTGCAGAAGAACTAATTGACTTTATTGAGTTTGCAGAAACAAACCCAAACGCCAAATTC